CGTTTGATTCCGTATCAACTGTTTGGATGTATAAATCACCAGGAAGACCATCTACATTTCCAACGGGAGTAGATATACCGCAAAATAAATTCGACACACTTGCATCAGTTGTATTTGCAAATTGAGCTACCGGAGAATCACTAGGCCCCGCCGCTGTAAGAAGAGGAACCCTTAAAGATCCGGCCATAATCTGCTCTGTAGTCTCGGCCAAATTAACAGGACTATCAATCATATCCTGTTGCTGATCACGCAACACCTCTTCGGTAATGTCCCCGCTGTTATTATCAGCGAAGACCGTATTTTTTTCGCCTGTGAGAACTGCCTTAGTTTTTATTGCCATATCAGCTCTTTGCTACCTTAGATTGGAGGAAGGCCGTACTGCGATGCTTAAGGGCCTCTGATTTAGTTTTTTCAATGTCGGCAGCAATTTCAGCCTCTTTAATAGCCATCTCCTGCTGCATCATTTGCATCTGCTGTTCTTGAGCGGCCTGTTGTTTCATAGCGAGCTGCTGCTCATTGGGAACAACCTCTTCATCATCCATGTTGAGGTTTTTCGCAACCTCACGGAGAACCTTGGCCCGACCATCCGTACCAATAATTTCCATGTCGATGGGATTGGCAGTTATTTGAAGGAAGTTCATCTTGGCAGCTTGTTCCTGCTCAAGTTGCAGGAGGGAATTCACACCACGGGCAACAACTTTAAGATCACCCTTAATAGATTCGTCAGGATTGTACAACATATTGTAGTCAAACATTCTTTCGATGAGCGGAGTGATAATCCCATCATCAATTCGTGCGATAACTAATTTGATTCCCCTCGATGCAGAGGCCATCAACGTATTAAGGCCCGATGCAGTTCCAGCGGCACCCGATGCAGTGCCGGTGGTGTCCCCTCCCGTGTAAGCTGGGATTCCTGTTTGCCTATCAGCTTGTCGGGCAAAATAGTCGTAAACTCTTAGGAGCTGCTCACCCATGGGAGAAGGTTGATAAAATTGAACGGCGGGACCGTACTGGCCTCCAGCTTGAGGCGCTCTAGTTTGCCAAATCTTCCAGGGATACATTGCTTCGATCTCTTCACCAGGGGGCAAGCGATCTACATCAATCTCTACCTGAGGCCCTGAGGCGATAGCCATATTATTAGCCAATGATCTCGCACTGGAATTGACCATATTTTGAGTATCACGCATAAGCTGAGGTATGCCCTTGCCCCAGAAGGCACCAGGGATATCTTCCCAACTCGCCTTACAGATTCCTTTTCGATGAAGAGGATCAGGATTGAGTTGAGCCTTGATTACAAACTCGCCAATCTTAACTACGTTGGCAGCGTACTCAGCATTAAGATCTGTGATGCCCTCCACCCCCCACTCAGCTAAGAGTCGGCCCTGGATATTACCCCAGAAGATTACACCCTCAATACGTTCATCTATATTTAGATCAGAGTCACGGCGATTTTCTATTTGTTGGCGTTCACTATCACCAACCATAAGATCCTCGAAGCCTTTTCGGTATTGTTCGAGAACCAAATTAATTGCGGCATCATTAAAGCCAGGAGAACCTTTGCACTCTTCTAGTTCGTTACGATAAAAGCGTTTTCGCTCAAATACATAACCTTCATCTATTTTAGTGCTACCCGGTGAGGGATAAATATCGAGAGGACTAGGAGCCTCAAATTCAACCACCATGGCTTTGTGAACTACAGGGGTAAAGGCACCTTGTTCGCCAGGCTGATATTTTAAAGTTTCTTTTACTCGAACTATGGGGCCTTTAATAAAGGCAGAGTGAAAAGTTACAAGGTTATAGATAAAGCCGGAAAAGGCATCTCGCCAATTTCCTTCTATCAATTGATCCTCGATAACCTTTTTCATATTGATTGATCTGTCTTTGGCTATTTTTCTGATCTCTTGAAGAATCTGGCCCCGTAACTCTTTAGCTCTTTCTACAATAACTTCCTGGAGCATATCATTTTCTTGGATGTTTTCTTCTGGCCCAAGAAAACCCGACCGCCCTGCCTCCATAACAACTTGGTTTGCAATATTTTGAATTTCTTCTTCGGGTAAGTCTGGGATAGGTGTCGGTTCAAGCGTAAATGGAAAGTCAAAAATGGGCATGAGTATGTCACGTAGCCAAGCCTCGGCAGCTCTACACTTCTCACTCGTAAGCATCATGTAAATTTCACTACCGCCCTGAGAGCGCACTGCGTTTAACTGATCGGGATCGTAGAATCCTTGGCGCTGTCTTACGTTCTGATACATTTCAAAACGAACGTGTTCCTTTTCTTGCCTTGCCAACCACCATAAGTTTTCAAGGTGGGAGGCAAGTGATCGAACATCCCCGGCGCTCTGATCAACGCGCTCTTGGTCCATATCTTTTTGGACCTGTTTCATTTCATTGATTACTTGTTTTGGGGCACCCGTATCGCGGGCGTACTGGGTTACATCTCCACCCAGGACGATACCCTGAACTAACTCACCAGACGATACAGGCATTTACATTACCCCAAAAAAAAATGCCCGGAGTACGAGAGTTGTGGTTCTCGCAATCCGGGCATCAAAGTACCCCGTTAGGGGCTTATCAGTAACCGTATAGGTTTAATTGTCAGGTGTTAAGATAACGGTTATTAGGTTTTTATCAATGATTTAAAATACAACTACAAAGAGTGAACGCTTTATAACGGTTTTCATTACCAGGCTATCTTCTTTGTAATAACTTTTCTTTTTTGCCCACGAAACTGCTCATTCTTTGGCTCGAAATGTAACATGGCATATTGCAGTGCATCATGTACGTGGGAGTACTTATTCTTATCGGGCTTATCTTTAAATCTTGTGGTCCCCGTGACCCGGACCCTCACATACTGATAATTACCCAAGAAGCCTTTTCGGAGTTGATCACAGTTTGGACTCAGTAGAAAACCAGGCCCACCGTCGATCATAGTTCGCAGCCTCCCCTTCACCACCTCCAACCTCTTCATCACATTATTTGTACTGGCGGGCCGGGCGGGCATTCCTAAGAGTTCCATTTCCTCGAAACAGGTTCTTTCATCTGTTTGGGCTCGGGCCACACCAGCCGGGTCCCCCACTATCTGCAAACTCATCCCCATATACTTCTCAGCAATCAGAGGCTTCACCGCTTCCGTGATAAACTGCCTGATACCGGCGCTCTCACTGCAAATCTCATCAATAATCCTAACTTGCCCATTTGGGGTCAACTGTGCGAAAACGCACGATGGCGTTAGGCCGAAGTCAAATCCGAGTATTAAGGGCAATCCCCGGAACGGCTGGAGAATTTCTTTGGAAGTATGAACATTATCTTTAAATTCGCTATAAACTGGACGACCATCCGTAATCGTCCCATATTTGCCTTCTACATGAACCCGTAGCCATTCAAGAGTTTTACCACCAATCATATTATGGTAATAATCGTAGCCTATTGGGATATTGTGAACATTCTCCGCTTCATCTGATTCTTCCCATGTATCAGTCTCTTCATTGTAGATCATGGCCGATGGCTGATGGAAGTGAGTCCAGTTCAGGGGCCTCTCCACCTCGAAGGTATGGTAATACATACTGTCCGAATCCGGGGGATTGGTATCCATGATCATTCCGGCCCATGTGACTTTCTTGGCAAAGCGTTTACCTGGGAACCGGCCCAGTCTGGAAGTAAGGGCTTGGATAACTGCCCAATCTAGCTCCCTGGCTTCATTGGCCCAGGCAAAGGTCAATTCCATGGATAACACTTTCTTACAGTCTGATGGCTTATCCAAACTGATAAAGAACAGTTCACACTTGGCTACGGTCTTATCCGGCAGGACAAAGTTACAGGTTGCCGTAATCGGCTTATCCCACTTGAATTTGAATATCTCCTCTGGGAGCCATTCCTGGAAAGTCTTAATTGTGGTGGTTTTAAGTTCGGGGTATGAATTCCGGACTATTGCACCCCGAGTATGACGAATCCCGTTTTCGTCAGGCTCTTGTTGGCACGCCCGGTTAAAAAGTTCTACTACGCAGCCCACACTCTTCCCGGAGCCAATCGGACCCATGACAGAACGCACGAAATCATTACAAGCATGAAATCGCTCCATCGTGGGCTCGGCTATATATTTAATATCAGTAGCCACCTAGCCCCTCATCTTAATATTCTCCTTCCTCTCCAGCTCAGTCACCGCACCCTGTGACAGATGGAAGGTCAATTTTCCCGTGAATCCCCTAGGCATTAAGCCTGAATTGAGTAAAACCTCCTGCAAGGCCTCTACCGACTGCTTTCTCTTATCATCTGGGGTCATACGGCCTCTAATAGCCCGTGAAGGTATGGAAGCATGGATTTATACGCTCTTTGCCTCCGATGGGCAGGAAGCCGGTCTATGACGCGCACAACGTCACCAAACAGCCGGTCCCCAATACAAGATGGAATCTCCCCCAATAAATCCTCGGGAACATCCATCTGATGTATTTTCATAAATGATATGAGTTCGACTGGCTCTATTCTAAAATAGCCGCTCGGGAGCTTGGAGGCCTTGAGGTCCCCGTCCTTGAGCCACTTGAGCACAGTGTGCTTGCAGACTCCCATATAGATGGAAGCCGCTGCTGGTGATAATGTCTTATTCCTCATCCCTACCCTTACCCGCACCCTCAATAGGCAGGATAAAGCATGAACGCTTTGGGTCAATACAAAAGTGTGCGAATACGTACACTGCCCTTTTGGGTCCCTATTCAAAAATAAAAAAGGAATAGCAACCAAGACCATGGATGATGGAAAAGGAACTTTTCAATCAGGAATGGGCGCTGTTATTATTCCCTTTTCTTCTTAAAAACATTGTCTTATTCAATTGTCTTATTCGGTGC